CCCCCTTTATTATTTAATCTTGACTACTATCTATATTACTATGATTACTAATGCAAGATAATAATGATGATGAAGTGAAAATAAATTAGCCTCTTATCAATCACTTACGAATAAAGAGAAAAGAATCATTTCATTTGACAATAAATAAAGCAATAAAGTATAATAGGGCAACGGTTAGAGATAAGACTTTATGAACATGGGATCGAGCAACAAAAAAAACAAGCTACCCGTTTCCAAGGGCAAACTTAAAACAGGCTGCTGATCCCATACTTAAAATAGAGGGGAGACAATGAAAAAACAAGGCACACCAAAGCGAGACGGTAGCTATGAATGATGGTTGTTTTATAAAGGGTTCTGTTCCTAAAAATAAGATTTTAATCCAAAAGTCTCTACTAATGGGCCTGTATGCTGTTTATGGTTCCGTAGTTATTGCAAGGAAACTAGAAGTCAGCAAGCAAACAATATTAAGGTGTTTACATGAATATGGGATACCAATAAGGGCAAGGGCCAAGGTTCTGCCAGAGTACCATAAAAAGGCGTTGCGTGTTCCTAAAAGTGGGGAAAACTGGGGGAAGGGCAAGACCAAAGAAAACAATAAATCGTTGTTGAGACGATCGGAAAAACTTACAGGGTCTAATAATGTAAATTGGAGACCAGAGATCCATACGGGAGAGAAGGTTCTTTGTGAGTGTGGCTGTGGTGAGCTGATAAATAAATATGACAAAAAGGGCAGGATTCGGCATTATAAGAAGGGGCATTGTAAAGACAATCGTTTTTCAACAGAAAACACCAGTGGGTCTAATAATTTCACATGGAAGGGTGGCATTACACCAAAAAACGATAGAATACGCAAATCAGACCAATATAATCAATGGCGATTAGCCATATACAAGAGAGATTATTATACCTGTCAAGAATGTGGGGCAAAAGGCAAAAAAAAGAACATAGTTGCGCACCATATAAAAAGTTTTGCTGATTATCCTGAGTTAAGGTTCGATATTGATAACGGTGTGACACTTTGTAGGAGTTGTCATTTAAGTATTCACCAGAAACTAAGAAACGCTGCTTAAATAGGAAGGGCGAAGGACATGAAAGGGAAACCCAAGAACAATTCAAGTGGCAAGGGACAGCGAGCCAATAAAGGACGTGGTGGCTGTAAGAACACCGAGAAGACCGGGAAGGGTAGGAAGTGAAGATTCCCAAGCTAAAGAAATATGATATAGTGCGGGTAACGTGGATTGTTCCCTATACGATTGATAACGGTGCATGGATAGATGAAGAGGAGATTGACAGTTCGGGAGATGGGCATATTGAGACAGTAGGACATTACCTGGAGAAGAGTCAAACACAGCTTATACTCTGCCAGAGTTACTACAGGGGGCAGGATGTTGTGCAAGGTGGCTTCTCGATACCTTTGGGCTGTATTAAAGAGATAGAGAAGTTATGAAAGAAACTCTTGAGCGAGAGAACCTGAAAGAACCTCAAGGATGGATAGAAATAGAACTGCATAATTTAGATCGAGAACACGAACTCCACGGGAGAAGACAAATGAAGCGGTGGAATGAGAAGGAGCAAGAGGAAGTTGAGAACCCACGAATTGATGCTTTTCTGAATGATCTTGAAGCTGTCTGTAAACAACATGGCCTTTCATTGTCGTGTGAAGATGATGGAGACTTCGTGGTAACTGACTATAATGACTACGATGCGAGAGATATGGCTAATGCGGACGATTGCATTGAATCTTGACTCATAAAAGGAAATCAGGCTTCTCAGGATGCTCTGTAAGGCGATAAATCGAGTAGGTTGATATGAATGTATGGGGGAAATATGAAGAAATCTTGTGAGTTGTGCGGTATCGAATACGAAGCGAAGAGGGAAACATCGAAGTATTGTAGTGCTGGTTGTAGGGTCAAGGCTGGTCGAGTTAGCGTAACAGATATCGTTAGCGTAACACTTCCCGAAAGCCTTAGCGTAACAAAAGACAGTCAGGAGCGACTTAGCGTAACAAAGCCTCTTAGCGTAACAATCCATCAAGATAATATCTGGAAGCCTGGTTATGATTTGTCGGAAGCTGGTTTTCTACGAAGGAATAAAGGATGGCCTCTATTTAATGCCAAGTTCAAAGCGGATACTGTTATCGGGGCAACAAAGGCTCACCGATGGAACATGGCGGCGATAGCAAATCACGCAAAAGATAATCAGGAGCGAGACACAAGAGGACTTGATTCGGGGGTTGAAAAATAGCGATTGACCACAAGATAGGGAGGGCGGGGTCTAGTCAGCCATACTGCTCCCCCACGGGGTATGTATTGAGAGGGTGGAGGTGGGAGAATGAGTGAATACATGAAGCCGTACGGGGAGAACATGAAGCCGTACGGGGAGAACACATCAAGTTCAGCCGCAACTCCGGTTACGATTGGGGTAGAGCCGATTGAGGTACTAGATAGCTATTTGCAGTCTGATGTTCTGGCTAACGGAGATTGTGTGGGGATGAAGCCAAGGTTTAGGTGGCAGGAAGAGGCGTGGAACAAGATAAACGAGCTTATCCGGGTTGTGAACGGATTGATTAAGATAGAGAACGCAAGGCTGAACCGATGAAAGAAGTAACTATCACAGCATTCAGGCGTGACATGCTTTTTGAGATTCGGGATCTTCCGTTTGTCGTAATGAAGGAAGGTGAGCCGTTGTTCGTGGTGAGTGCGCCGGGAGACAAGTTGACGGAAGTGTTTGAGAAAGGAAAAGACCTGACTCCTAGGCACGCCCTCACAGATATTTGCAAGGTACACAACAGACCCTACAAGGATTGTGGTTGTAGCTTATGGAGTTAGAAAGGGGGGAATAGGATGTTTTGGAGGAAAAGATTTAAGGAGATTGACGACCAGCTAGATCGGTTAGAGCTTATGAAGACCGAACAGGAGGAGTGGGAGCACAGATTTGTTATGTTTGGATATATTCTTTTACAGGCATTGGACGAAATTGCAGAAATTACCCCAGGTGTTCTATGCGGTCATAACGAAATAGCACGGGAAGCAAGGGAAAAGTTTGACAGCCTGGTATCTAAAAAGGGCCAATATTATAAAAGAAGAAAGAAGTTGATGGGAGCCTAGGCGTGGAGTTAGAATAATGGCAAAACCTTTGAAGTATGGAACCCCGGAAGAGTTACAGGCTGTCATAGATGCGTATTTCGAGAAGACCCCAGAAGAACAATACACCGGTACGGGTATGGCGATGATGGTCGGTTCCAAACAACTGGTGCAGGACTACGAGAAGCGAGAGGGATACAAGGAGATAGTTAAGGCGGCAAAGCTACGAATAGAGAACTCGTATGAATTGTCACTGAGAAAGAACAGCCGAAGCGGGGATATATTCGCCCTCAAGAACTACGGATGGAGCGATAGAACCGAAACGGAACTGTCTGGCCCCGGTGGTAAGGCTATAGAGATAAGCGATCTGGAACGGAGCAACCGGTTATTGTACCTACTGGAACTTGCCAAGACCCGTAAGAAGGAAGCCTAGTGGAGCAGATTTCTGAGATAGCGGCTTTGATGCCGTACCTATCAGACGAGGAAAAGCAAGAACTGGATTCCTTGTTACTGAATGATGCCTCCCTTTGGGTGCCCCTGGCTGGCCCTCAGACCACAGCATACAGGAGTGAGGCAGATATACTCTATTATGGTGGGAGTGCTGGTGGCGGGAAAACTGATTTACTTTTAGGGTTGGCCCTTGCTAAACACGCGCAGTCCATCATCTTCAGGCGGCAGACCACGCAACTGGTAGGTATCCAGGCCCGTCTGTTGGAGGAAATCTTAGGAAGTCGCAAGGGTTGGAACGGGCAGGACGATATTCTAAAGCTGCCGGGGCGAAGGATAGAGTTTGGTTCCTGTAATACGCCCGGTGATGAGGTTAAATATCAGGGTAGACCTCACGACCTGATTTGCTTTGATGAGGTAACACATTTTTTAGAATCTCAATTCCGGTTCTTAATTGGGTGGTTAAGGACTATTAACCCGAACCAGAGAACACGGGTCGTATGCGCCGGGAATCCTCCGACTACAGTAGAGGGAAGGTGGGTCGTTAGATTTTGGTCGCCGTGGCTTGATGATAAGCACCCAAACCCAGCACAGCCGGGAGAGTTGAGATGGTTTACGACAATAAAGGGTGAGGACGTTGAGTGTCCAAACGGGAACCCGATGCAGATTAACGGGCGAAATGTTCAGCCCCTTTCAAGGACGTTCATACCCTCGAACATTACAGACAATCCGTTCTTGATGAGTACGGGGTATGAGGCGAACCTACAGGCATTGCCAGAGCCGTTAAGGTCGCAGATGCTTCTCGGTGATTTTAAGGCCGGTATGTCAGATAGCGCATGGCAGATATTCCCTACTGCGTGGGTTGATGCGGCAATGGCTCGGTGGACACCACAGGGGAAGCGTGGGGTGATGGATTCGGCTGGTATTGATGTTGCCCGTGGCGGGACAGACAAGACGGTTGTGGCCCCAAGGCACGGTACATGGTTTGATGAGATCAAGACGATACCGGGAGCGGAGACACCGACAGGCGCAGCGGCGGCAGGATTCGTTGTATCGGTTGTTAGGGACAAGGCCGTTCTTCATGTTGATGCGTTAGGTATAGGCGGCGAGACAGTAGGCCACCTAGAGAGTAATGGACTACAGGTAGACCCTGTTGTTGGATATGACACGGTCAGTATTGAGGGGCAGTTTGACAAGTCAACCGGCAAGTTGAAGTTTCGCAATCGCAGAGCACTTATTCATTGGAGGTTTCGAGAGAGCCTTGACCCCGTTACTGGGGATAACATAGCCCTCCCCCCTGACCCTGAGTTGAAGGCTGATTTATGCGCTGTAATGTGGACACTGACAAGTGGCGGGATACTCGTTGAAGATAAGGATAACATTAAGAAGCGGATAAGCAGGTCGCCGGACAAGGGAGATGCCGTTGTGTATGCCTCAATCGACACTCCTAAGATTACACGGGAACGGCCCAGGGAATATCATGCCGGCTATGGCGTAATGGATTCCGTTGTAGGGTACTAATGGTTCCGATTATTCATAGGGAGTGTGGGACACAGATAGGATGGTACTTGCGGGACGAGCCACGTAACCCCGATTACGGACTTTCGGAGGATGTTGTGTGGATGGATGGGACGCATCCCCCCCTAGGTTCAACCGGTGTGGGGTATTGTCCCCTATGTAAAACTCACTCTGGGGGTATTAAGCGGGTTTTCCCTGATATCGCACCGAAGTCTGAGCAAGAGGAAAAATAGTGGAAAACGAACAAGAGAATACATCTGAACGAATGATACTGATTGAGTCCCTTGCGGAGTCGCTTCTAAACAGAAGGAATGAGGCGGTAGAGGCAAGGGCTGCTTCGGGCGTTGAACGCAGGTGGAGTGAAGACAAAAAGACGTTTGACGGTCTTGATAGCGAAGACAAGTCCAGCATGATCGACTCTGCCACCGGTGCTGCTTCCGTCAAGGGTGAGGGGCCGCGCAGGTCAAAGGTTATCATCAACGTCATTCGTGGCAAGTGT